ACACGAATGAAGTAGAAAGATTAAAACAAAAATACGCAACACAACTCCAACAGAGAGAAGCGATACGGCAATGGAATGAGCAGATGAAACAAGCAATTAGAAATGCACAGACTTTAGAAGAGTTGAGAAGCTTGGAGATTAAGTGGAATGGTTAAGTCTTGGCTTTTTGTAAGTGTGATAACAGTTTTGCTGTTGTTTGGTTTGTGGTTTTACGAACGCAAGATGCATTTTCAAACGATGAATAAGCTTGCTATATGCAAGGCGGAACTTCAAGCTACGCAGGAAAACCTACTCAAATACACGCAACTATACAAAGACCTAAAGAATAAATGCGAACTGGATAAAAAGCAAATTGAACAGAGATACTCCGCACTCTTGAAAAAATCATTGGAACCAACACCTCAAATTACAATACCAAAGACTGAAGATGAATGCCAAGCTTTGAAGGAGATGATAGATGAAGCGTCTTCTTATTTTAGCAAGTAGCTTGATGATTTTTGCTTGTGCGTCAAAACCTCAAATTATAGAAAAAGAAGTATTTGTGCGGTGTCCAGTGCCTGAAATCCCAAAAACAGAAAGACCAGTAATCAAGCAAGATGCGACTTATCCAGAGAAACTAAAAACTTTGTTAGACTATATGTTCAAGCTTGAGAGAGAAAACGAACTGTTGAGAAGCATTTTAGATACTTGCAGATAAAACAAGATTGCTTTAAAATATTCTAAAAGGAGGTAAAAACATGCTCGGATTACTTAAAACACTGCTTGATGAAGATGTTTTAATCTTTGAAGAAGATTTAAAAAAGGTTGATGCCTTGCTTAAAGACTATCCAGACCTTATTACAGACATAATCAAAGTGCATAGCTTTGCCAAAGACAATGAAGATGTTATAATAGCTGAATATATCTATCCAACAGAAAACAACAAACTCATCTACGAACTCGGCACATTTGGTGTAGAAGAAGCAGTGCGTTTGTCTATGGCAATTGATATGCTTGGTATTAGGTCTAAAAATCTTATTGTTAGTATAGCATATCCAAAGGAGGATATAGAAGATGAAGGCGATTAAAGATTTTCTTACTTATTATTGGTTCGTAGTTCTATTTTTGCCACTTGCTTTGTATCTTTACTATGCAAATGCATTTGACCCGCAATTGATACCAGACCTTGTCTTTCGCAAGCTGTCTATAGCTTTAGCAAGTCTTGGTTTTGGTTATTTAGCGAGGCGGTTGGTGATAGGTAAGATTGATTGGCAAGGAGTATGGCAGTATGTTTATGCGATTGTTCTTCAGCTTATTGTTGGTCTTGCTTTTATCTTCGGTTAAAGCGGAACCTCTTGAAGCGTGTATAAAAATAGCAGATAAAACTAAGCTTGCTACTGCAAGATACTTCGGCTCAGATTTTCCGTATTGGTATAACTTGGGCTTGGCACATACAGAAACAAGATGCAGATTTGTTATAAGTAAAGATGGACACGGTTCTGTAGGCTACTTTCAACTCACACCGAAATTTTTAGACCCAATACTCAGACCTTACTTCCCAAAATACACAGAAAACCACTTAGACCACTTTTATGCTTTTGCGTATTATTTACACAGCCTCTACAAAGAACCGCTTTGGATAATGTATCAACGGTATAATGGCGGTAATTTAGTTTTACGTGAGTGTAGCAGAGCTAACAGTGTGCGGTGGGAAGATTGCAAAGCACAATGCAAACGGAAAAATGTGTGCGTGTGGTTTGATGGTTTGACGTGTAGGCAATACAGAAATGCTTGTGATATAAACTACAGCTATTCCAAGAAAGTCTATCAAAACGGACAATACTATCGCACTGGAGAGGATAAACTGAAATTTTGGTAAGGTTGTGTTATATTTATTTTTATGATTGTTCTAAACGACTATACCAATACACCATTCACTATTGAGCAAGGCGAGTTAGAAAACTTTGCAGTTAGTATATACAACGAATTAAAAAGCCTGAATGAACCTCGTCATGCAAAGGTCCGAGACTACATCAGAGAACTAAACGGAAACTCAGCAATTCCAGAACCTGAACTGGATTGGCAAAGCAATATCAAGTCAAGTCTCTTCTTTCAAAAACTTGCATTTGCCTATTATTATTTCCGCTCTCTTGTAGATAGAGCAAGTAAAAACTTGCTTACTTTTTATGCATCAGACCCATACAGCAAAATGCCGTCTATTCTCAAGAAATGCTACGACCTTGCTATATATAAATCTGATTTCTTTCAAGAGGTAGGACTTACACTGTTCTACGGTCTTTTGTCTGGACACCTTGCTTTGCTTATAGATACAGACCTTGAGATAGACCAGTTTGGTGAGGTTGAGAAGAAGCTTGTAGTAAAAGCCTTGCATCCGTTGGACTTTTATGTCTCAAATGATGGTTCTTTCTATGCATATGATGTGTATGTCCCTCTTGAAAAAGCTTACAGGCTTCAAAAATTCTGGATGATAAAACCAGAGAAACTTGAGCCGTATAACATATCTACATCAAGAGAAACTGTGGAGTATTTGGTTAAAAGTTCTCGCAAGCGGGCTTTTGTGAAGCTTACTTACATTTACGGGCGGTATGTTAATAACGATGTAGTATCTACACCAATCAAGATAACTCTTTTGAACGATACTAAACTTGTTGATGTAGAACAAATCAATCATGCAGACAATCTGATGCCAATTGTTCATACTTATTTCTATGCTTCTGACTTTCAACTAAGCTACGCAGACCTGATATGGGACTATTACAAAGAAGATACAAGACTTTTGCGGTCTTTCATTGATAGAGTTTTGCTCAGCACAGCAACAGCTTTTGAGATTAATACTTCAGTTATTGAACAAAGCGGAGAAGAAGAGATTGAAATTGCTCCGTATATGGTGTTGAAAACAACTTCTCCTGACCAAGCAGTCAGAACATTTCAGCTTGCAAGCATTGACCCAAATGCTTTACCATTCAGACAAATGATACTCATGGAAGTGCAAAATGTAAGTGCAATATCTGAGATACTTGAGGGCAAACCCACCTCAAAAGGCAGACCTACAGCAAAAGAGATACTTATTAAATCTCAACTGAACGCACAGTATGTAAATACTCTTATCAACAGAATTGAAGAAGAGTTTATTGCAAAGGCGGTTCGTAAGATGCTTGCGGTATTTATTCAAACATTTATAGATGAAATACCAGCAATACTTACTCCAGAAGAGGCTCAAGAGTTTAACCTGCTTGTTAATAAAGCAATCATAGAAGACAAACCGAAATACTATTACATTGTCAAAAACATCTACAAAGGTATTACGATTAGAGTTGAAGGTCTAAGCGGTGTTATAAGGCAGAAAGAGGAGCTTGAAAGCTTGTTATCAGTGCTTGAGTTGTTTAGTAATCTTGGTGCTTTGCCGTTCCTCAATGTGCCTATCATAGTTAAGAGAATAGCAGATATTATGCAACTACCTTCTGAGCTTGTGCGGATACCTACTCCAGAAGAAATGCAGGCAATGGCACAAGCACAGAAAGTCAAAGAAGAGAACATTAAGCAGTTTATCCAGCAAATTCTTTCTAATGAAGAAATGTTGCAGAAGATTGCTCCTAAGTCTAAAGACCTTTTAACATATCTAAATCTTGCAATGGGAGGTGATAATAATGCAATGGAATGATTACTTGCAAGTAGGGTTTAGTGTAGTAAATCTTTTGTTGGCGGTTATTTTGCTGATTGTGGTTGTAGTGCTTATTAGAAGACTAATTGCACTGCAAATGAAAGTTGAACTTTTAGAGGCAAAGCTTGAGGTCTTGCGTGAAACTCTTCAGGAATTAGTAGAACGAGTTTATAAGATTGATGACAAGATTGATATAGTTAAGGAGATTGAACAGCTTGTAGAACGCATTCAGGTTAAGCGTGAAGAAGACAAAGACAAAATTAAACAATTTTTGATAAAGAAGTTCAGCCATGATATGGCAGGATGAAGCAATAACTTTTCAACAAGCGATGGAGAAGGAAACAAAATTCATAAAGTTTGTCTTTCTGGACGGAGTATATATAGGCAAGAAACTTGGAAACGAGTTGTTCTGTGATTTTCACCCGACGATTGAGACAGCAAAACTTTTGAAGCAAGCTATAAAGGTTTATAAGCCAATTGTGGTGCCAGACCCTTACAAACCCACAAGAGAAGGCTTACTAACCAGCACAGGACAATACATCTACTTCAGACAGTCAATTGTTTATTATGACGGCATTATTAGACCAGTTTTCTTTAGCAAGATGTATTCTTCTGACGTGTTTGATGTGCAACCTTTCTCACTGCTTGCAAGAGTTTGGAATGGCGAGTTTGATTTACAAACAGCACAGAAAAAATATTTGGAGGCGATGGCACCATGAGAGTGCTTGTGTTTGGAACAGGTATTGAGTTTAGTCATGTACTTGGTTTAGCTACTGCAGGGCATGAGGTGTATTACTACACTGATTACATTTCTCCGTATCCGAGTTTTGACGATTTTGCTACAGGTTTTGGTTTTGAGAATATCAAAAAGGTGCATAATTTCTTTACCTACATAGATAAAGTAGATAAGATTGTCAGCTTTGATGTATATGGAGGAGACTTATTTTCATTCTTAGCAAACAAAGGATACAAGACTTTTGGAGGTGGGATAGCTACGGAGCTTGAGCTGGACAGAAAATTTCTCAAGGTGATGTTAAAATCGGTTGATGTTCCTACTCCAGAATACAAGATTGTGCGAGGTTTTAAAAATATCAAACCACCTTGTGTTGTAAAGCTTTCTATCTTTCGTGGCTCTGCGGAGACCTTCTTTATAAACAACGAGGCAGAAAAACGCAATTATGAAGCAAAACTGAGAAAAGAGTTTGGAGAGTTTCTTGATAAAATGGAGTTTATCGTAGAAGAACAACTTAAACTTGACGATAGATATGTTGAAGCTGGAATAGATGCGGTGTATGACTATGAGCAAGGTGGTTTTCTCTTTCCAATGCTTTGCGGAGTAGAGTATAAAAAAGGTGTGTATATTGGTAGAGTATGCAACAGCTTGTCCGAGTTGCCAAAACCATTACAAGAAACACTGATAAAGCTTGACCCAATTCTGAAAAAGTTCAGATATAAAGGTTTTATAAGCACAGAAGAGTTTATCAACACACGAGGCACAGACCACTATTTTCTTGATATAACAGTTAGGTCTCCTTATCCGCTTGGACTTGGTTATAGATACGCAATGACAAATTTCGCAAATGTGGTGCTAAATGGAGCAAGACCTATGTTTAGAGACAAGTTTTATGTGGCTGTGCCTCTAAAGATTGAAGAAGCAAAAGACTTTTTTGTTTATGTTGATACACCAGACCCAGAAAAAGATGCGAGATATAACTTTGAAGCTTTAATGAAAGTCAAAGGTGAGTATTACGTACCAAAAGGCGAAAGTATTGAGGCGTGTGTTTGTGAGTGCTTTTCTTCTCTTGATGAGAATAAAATTATGAAAACTATGGAACAGCTGGTGAAGAAGGTTTCGGCTGTATCAATACAAGACGATTTACCAAACTTACCTCTTGCTTTACGAGAGGTGAAGAAGCTATGGAGATAATGAAATACACAAGACTTGAAGAATTGTTGAAAGAATATGAGAAAATTCAATCGTTTAATCAAAGAAGTCTTGATATTATGTCCATTGAGGTTCAATTTCAAGGCTACAAAAAACTGCTTGAAGAAATAGAGAGAGAAAAACGCAACCTTGAAAAGCTTGAAAGACAAGCTGATGTGCTTGGTATAAAAAACCCTGTTCGGACAAAGAATGAAATCGCAATGGTTAAAGCAAGACTACTTGAGCTTGAAAAAGCAATTTATGACAGTTTTAAATCATTTCGTGCTAAAGAAGAAAGCACACCAACGACTGCTATACAAATTAACATTATGACCTCTTCTCCAGATAGACCCATTGTGGAGGAAGAGTGATGAGTGAAGTAAAACCTACGCTTGTTAGTATTAGTGTAGACGAAGCACTACCACCATTAAACTCTTGGTTAAGCAACTTTCCAACAGGCAAGTGGATTGATGCTCAAAGCAGAAACTGGTATTGGATTATGACAAATGTTGTTGCTTTTGTTAGTGCTTATGAATACAGAGTAAAGTTTGATAATCATGTAGAAAATGTCAAATTGATTTTCCCAGTTGTAGTGAAGACTTCAGACGAAGGTATTAAAAAAGTTTTCATTGACGGTGTAGAGTATCAAGTAAGAAGTAAAGAGAACTACGGTAATATGTTCATAGTGTCTGGGCAAGAGTTTAAGTTTAAGGTAGCAACGAAATACAAATTACGCAAGCAAGCGGTTCCGATTTTGGTGATTGAATATAAGCAAGCGGTTTTTAAAAGCTGTGAGTTTTTAGATTTCAACTACATCATGTTAAGATATACCTCTTTTGGTTTTAATACTGTGAATAAATTGGCTACAAGCTGTACTGCAATACGAACCTCTTACCCGATTTTTATTACCTCTAACTTTGTAGTTTTCAATTATACCGCAACCCGCACTACTTCAAGCACATTCAACAATGTTAATAGCTTTTCTGTTCCAGTTATAGCTAACTGCAGAGACACATCTTGGGCAAGGTTCGGAGGTGTATGGAGTTCATGCGAAACATGGATGCCATTGACCTAACTAAACTACCGATTGTGAATATGAAGGGCGATGTAGTATATTTGTCTGAAGAGGGGTTTATTGTGTTTCCTCAGGTGGTGCGTCAAAGATACTTAGAAGTAAGCACTCTACCAAACAACTTTTTAGAAGGTTTTGTTTTGAACGATAAAGTGTTTTTGGTTCTAAGTAGAGACACTTTCTACGATATTTTTTACGAGAATACGCTTAGAACATATAGCAAATTTGCTGGCGTGGTAGTATTTGGCGATGCTATTTTTTGTTTTGTAGATAACAACAAATGCTTGGTTATAAATACTGCAACAAATGAAGTAAAGACTATAACGATTTCAGAACCGTCAAATATTGTTTATGTCTGTCAGCTATCAGCTTATCTCTTTGCGGTTATTACAACTCCACCGACTACTGTGTATATTTACAGCATGGATGATGCGGGAAGAATTGCGACAGCAAATGATGGAGATGTTATAACTCTTCCCGCATATTCGTATAGTGTGTTTGCAAACCCAAAAATCAATCCAAGACTTGTAAAGAAAAACGACTTACTTTATCTCATTGGGGATGACGCTACAGTTCTGCTTAGCCTTCAAATCTCAGACCTAATCTACTTGCGAACTGAAGAGACAGCTTTGCAAAGGGTTTGCCCGTTTCCAGAATTTGAGGAACAAGGGATTGAGTTTGTAAGAGAAACGCAGAATTTCTACTTGTTCAAAAACTCCTTGTTTAACAGTTTAATATGGATTAGCAAAGGCAACAAGCGGATTTACTTTTCAACAAACTATTTGTATCTGTCTCAGCATTATGTAGTGTATGACAGAAACCTTTACACATTGCAAGATACAATAGACCCAGACCAGATACATATTCCATTTCAGAAAGAATTTACAGTGAAGTTTAAGAAAAACTGGTTAAACGGTATAAGCTTAGAGGTGCTTGAAACAACTAAATACGATATAGGACACATGGCAGTGCTTAGCAGATTTCTTGATTTTCAGAACTTCTTTAACTACACAGTTAAAGCAACGCAAACAAATTACAGACTTGCTTTGCGTGGAGAGGAGTTTGTAGTTTCTTTATATACAGACCAAGCTTGCAGAATACGGAGTTTTCAAGCATGGTAAGGATTATCAAAGCTGGAAGAACTGTGAGAGTGGAAAAAGGCGTGGTGGTTTTTGTAAAACATGATTTGACTGTTGAGGCGAGGTTAATAGAACGACCTCAAAATATTTATGTTGATGAAAACCTCTTTTCTTGTGCTATATTTATATCTGAGGAGGATGAGAAATGGCGACAACGATAAGCATTGCTTATGCACAAGCCGTTGCTACAAATATACTGCAAAACAGTTATGTTGGTTTAATAAGACAAGATGGTTCCGAGTGTCCGATAGGCAGAGTAGCGTTTGGTGATGTAGTTGTAGATGCAACTTCTGACCCAAATTACATTGTGCTTTCAAACCTAAATGATGTTGTATTTCCAATAGCGTCTATTGATGTGGCACCGATGACTAACCCCGTTGTTCAAGTAGCTTTGTATGACGCAGATAGCGGTGGAAACTTGTTAGTTAAAACCGATATAGTAAGCAAACCATACCTTGCAGGAGACAAATTTAAAATACCTGCTGGTTGGTTGCAGTTTAAGATACAAAAAGTTGTTCCGTGAGAGATATAGTTCTTACACCTAAACAAGAAGAAATAATCAAAGCGTTTTTTGAAGGAAACAAACTATGGATAATGTCTGTTGGTGGTAAAGGTTCTGCAAAGACTACTGCGACTTTGTTTATACTCCTAAGATTGATGTTTGACCAGCAATACGCAAAAAGCAAAATACTTGTAGCACGGGAAAGTCTTAGAGATTTGAAGAACACGTTGATTGACGAGTTTATCAGGCTTTGCACTGAGAAAGGCATCAAGCTTGGCATAGACTATGATGAAAACAAACAACTTCAGAGGATTTACTCGTATGTAAATCAGTCCGAAATATTCTACCTAAGCTTGTCTGACAAGAACGAGCAATACAAAACAGTCCGAAGCTACGAATTCAATGTTGTAATAATTGACGAGTTGGACAGACTTAGCCAAAAAGCTTTTGTTGAAGCATCTGAAAGGCTTAGATACCCACATAAGTTTATCAGAGGTCTTGTAAATTTAAACCCAGTTCCAGAAACGCACTGGATTTATAAAGAGTTTGTAGAAGAAAGCGGAGCTTTTGCTCCTTTTACACAGATTATCAAATCAAGCGTGTATGACAATTTTGTGTATGTTAAGCTGTCAAAAGACTTTCTTGCTACAGCGGATACTTACATTTATGAGAATAAAGTCTTTTACGTTATTAACAACAGGCGGTATGAGATAGTTTCAGAGAAAGATGGAGAAGTGATAGCTAAGCGGTATAACCCACCGCACAGCTACCTTGCACAAATGGAGCATAGACCTTATTACTACAGAAGAGTTATGCTTTATGGTGAGTGGGGTAATGCTTACTTTGAAGGCAACGGTATTTACACTGAATACTTCTCTGAAAAAAACATTTACTCCGACTGGAACCCAAATGCGACATTACCTTTCTATTACAACTTCTACGCAGGAATAGACTTCGGTTTGAGAAGACCAGCATATGTCCTGCTTGTTGAAGATGAACTTGGTAGATTGATTGTGATGGATGAATTGCTTGGCGAGAATGAACCTCTGGCTGTGTTTATGGAGAATGTAGCAAAACGGTTGAGAAGCAATTTTGGTATTACTATTCACGATGTGGAATGGTGGGGCGATATAGCTGGAAGACAGAGAGACCAGTATGAAGGTTTATCCTTGCTTAAGAAAATTCAAGATGAGTTTAGAATAAGTATAAAAACCATGCAAGTCCCACAACTTCAAAGCATAGAAGCGATACGAGACATGCTTATTACAGATATTCAAGGCAAAAGATGGTTGCGTGTTTATCAAAACTGTCATATAACCATGAACGGTCTTTTGGGTGAGTTTCAAGTTGATGAGAGAGGTAAATTACTGAAAGACGGTTACTACGAACACATTCATGATGCTTTGCGTTATGTTTGTTATCCGCTTTACAGAAAGGCAAAAACCTCAAAACTTGTAATAAAGACACCAAAATATTGACAAATTTTTCGCACTATCTATATTAATAGACCAATGGAGGTAGATGATGAGTGATAGGCTTGAGGACTTGATTAAAGAAGTAGAAGCTTTGCTTGGAAAAAGCGAGGAGAATTCTTCTGAACAAGAAAACCAACCCGAGCAGAATGTAGATTATCAACAGCAAAATTATGAAACTGAAGAGCAAAACGATTATCAGCAAGCGTATCAGCAAATGTATTGGGAAAATCAGAAAAATCTTGGAAGAAGCATATTTCTTAGCAGACACGCAAACTTACCAAACATTGGTAAATATTTACCGTTCATAGAACAGCGAGCAGAACAGAAATTTCAGATAGACCTTGCACAAGGTAAAGTAAAAGATAGCTACGATAAATACTTGGAAGAAGCTTTTAAAGAAGTGCTTGAAGAGTTAAAAGTTATAAGCAAGGATTATGTAGATATAAGCAAAACTACAATTTTGCAAGAAAACTTAGCCAAGCAAACTGCTGAGAAGCCTTACACTATCAAAGACTACAGGAACGACTACAAAAAGATGCTTGAGTATATCACTTACAAGGATGTGGCGGACATAGTCTATAAAGATGGTTCTGAAAGAGGTAGATATGGCGAACCTAAACTTAGGCTTGGCGAAACGATTAATGAGATTAATATTTAAATAAAGGAGGTGTAAAACATGGCGATATTTTGGCAACCTACTATAACACCTATGAGCCAGTTAGGTTTTAGTGATGAAGAATTTTTCTCTTACACTACTGAGGTAGGAACCTACAAGCTTAGCAGAGCATCTATAAGCAAAGAGATAATGAAGAGAGCAATGCCTGAGCTGACGTTCAGGAAGTTCGTTTCCAAATGGACTGACTTCAGAGCTGGAACAGACAGATACTTTGAAATGTGGAAGAAGACTACAGCACCGTATTCCCAATATTGGAGACCTGTGGGAGAATTTGACCCTCTACCTACTGTGATGCCTGCTTACAAAAGGTATTCAGTAAGCGTGGAGGAAAGAGGTGCTCAGATACCCTGGACAGAAAGAGCACAGATTTTTTCTGCGATAGATTTAGAAAGCGAAATCAGAAAGCATCTTGAAGAAGTTGTTATTGGTTCTATAGAAAGAGACTTGATAAAGAATGCGTTTATGTATCTTGATGTGCTCGGTCTATACACCACAAGCGGTCTTGAAGTGCATGTAGGAGTGTCTCTAAATTCTACAAAGACTTTTGCGGAAGAGAGCGGTTTTCCTATTACAATTAACCAATATACAATACCAGCTGGCACAACCTTCGCACCACTAACACTTAGTGCTATAAGACAGTTTGTAATGGAACTGGCAAGGCAAAACTGTCCAAGCTACGACGGAAGAGGTTTTGGTAGATATGTAATAATCATAAACGCACAAGCAAAGAACAGAATATACTCAGACCCAGAGTTTCAAACTATCTTCTCCAGACTGCAAGATGCGAGAGCGTTTAAAGAGGGATACATCGGAACCTACTACGGGCAAGAAATGGTAGAGGACAACGGTAGGTGGATAGAGTTTGTGTTTGGCGAAGTCAATCCAAGCCTGCTTGATAAGTCCATCTGCATCTTTCTTGGAAGAGATGCTATCAGAGAAGCTATTGTGAAACCTGAAGAGTTTATGCATCAGAAAGGAGACTTCAACAGATTTCATGCAATAGGTGTGAATACTTATAGAGGCGAACAACCTACTTGGTTTGCGGTAGAAGGACAAGCAGTAGGTGGTATCTTGATAGCTGGTTAATAAATCATGACAAATGAGGAGCTGGTTAGGTTTGTTATAGAAGACCGTAAGGTTCCATATAACGACCAGCTCCTCAATCTTGCTTATCAATATTTCAAGCTTGTAATTGAAGACTTAGAAAAACGCAACAACTTCAACTACATGCGTAGAACGTCTCTTTTTACTCTTCTCAAAGACAACTTTTCTGTCAATTTTACTGAAGATATAAAGCAGTTTAATGAGATAGTAGATAAAAAGCTTAGAATGAAGCTAACGGGCGATGAGGATGTGAAAATGCTTTTTGCTTATGCGACAGATATAAAAGGCATACCGTCAAGGTTTTTGTATATCCCGAACACTAACTCAATCGGCGGAACACTTTACTTTGATTGTCCAGCGTCTGACAATATTGAGTATATAGCAGACTACTATGTTTATACCTACAGAAGCAACCTCGTGGAACCCACACAATCACATCCTTTGATTTTTGAGAACAAGACTTTACTAATTCATGCGTTGAGTTTCTGGATTGAGAGATACTTTACAGCAGACATTAGTCTTGAAGCACAAGCAAAAGCAATGCAAGAAGCACTTGAGAGAAGTGTTCAGTCAGCGCAACGGTTCAAGAAAGCAAAACTTAAATTTTACTTTAGGAGGTATTAGGAGTGGGTTTTAAACTAAAGCTACCTAAATTAGGGAAAATAGGAAACATACTTAAACCAGCTTTGCCTATAATAGGCACAATAGCTGGCGGTTTAATAGGAGGAAAAATTGGTGGTATATTAGGTGGTGCTTTTGGTAGTAACATAGGAAGAATAATAGGTGGTGTTGCTGGTGGTATGTTAGGTGGGTCTGCTGGTGGTATAAGACTTCAAGACCAATTTTCTACTCAAGTTACGATACCTCCTTACGCACAAAAAGGTGCAAGTATTTTAGAGCAGTTGCTTGGTCAATCATCTCAATATGCACAAACTGTAGCAAGCATTAAACGACCTTACTTAGACCAAGCGAAAGCGTCTTTTGAAAGTTTGCAAACTGAAATACCAAACCTGTTTAGTAGAACAAAAAGTGAAGTTTCAAGTCTTTACGAAGACTTACTTTCACGAACACAAAACATAATCACTTCAGAACAAGCAAAGCAAAACGCAAGGCTTGGTGCTTTAGGATTGTTAAACACTCAAGCACAACAATGGACTATGGCAGACATTTTGAATAGAACTGCTTTTCCTATCTTGCAAGAGAAAACCAGAGCTTTAGCTGGACTTTCTGAAGCACAAACTGATACGATGCTGAAGTATCTGTTTGCGAAACCTGACTTCTATATAAGACTTGCTGATGAGATGGTATCTGTAAATCCTTATATTCTTGAACAGCAGTATAAAATGGATATAGCTAAAGCTTTGATGGGTGTCCCAACAATCGTGCAACCTATTTATAAGCAAGGGTTGTTAAGTTCTTTACCTCAAATAGTAGGTTCTGGTATCGGACTTTATAAATTATTAGCTAAATAGGAGGTGAAGAATGGCTAACATCGTTGTTTTACCCACTATTGAGGTTCCAAACCCGTTTGGAGTTTTAGCTGAGGTTTTAGGAAACCAAGTAATACCTTTTATCGTAGAACTCTCAAGAAGCAAGGAGCAGATAGCCTTGTTTTCTGACAAAGAGCTAACTGACCACATACCTATTCTCAAGCGATTTGCTCCAGATTTGCTTACGCAAGATGGTAAAATAGACTGGAATAAAGTTGAAGAGTATGCTAAGTCTGAAGACCCGTTTAAACAAGAAGTAGCAAGTTATCTAAACAAAGTTAGAAAAATGAGAGAAGAATTCGCAAATCTTCCTGTTGGAGAAAAGTTGGAAAAACTGAGTTTTTACGCTACAGCAACTAACCCCAAGATTTTAGAGAAAAGTTTTAAAGTTAAAATCATTACAGAAAAATATAACGAAGCTTTAGATAAAGCTGATATACCTGAGAAGCTAAAGCTTCTTCTTCGTGCTTATGCTCCAGAACTTGCAGAGAAAATAGCAGAAAGACCAGAACTTTTCAGCTCCTATATAAAACTTCTTGAGAACCTTAGCAAAAAGAAGCAAGAAGATACTCAGCAAGGAGGCGGAACTGGTAGCTGGCGGTTGAGTTTAGATGAACAAAATAAAAAGCAGTTTGGTATTAGGTTAGAGGAACCTCAGCTTACTCCTCCACAAATCAGTCCTCCGCAAATACCTAAAGCTGTAGAACAGAAGCCTGTTGTTAAGCAAGGTGGTGCTGGTAGCCAGAAAAAACCAACGCAAAGTCAAAAGATAAACACCAAAGACCAAAAACCGCAAAATGAGCCAGTAATGACTTTTTGGCGTGATGGTGTGTTGTGGGAAATGAGAAGAGGTAAAGACGGTAAAGTTGAGTATATACCAAAAGAGGCTCCGCTTGTAGAACAAGATTTAGACCCTCTAACCACTTCTTTTATACCAAGCTTACTTTCTAACGCTGG